AGTATGAAGAAGTAGACAATGCTTCTATTCGTTCTGTCACAATGACTCGTAAAGATTTTAAACAATTCTATCGAGGTAGAAATGGCAGTATCGTTTACTAATGCTTGGAAAGATAGTTTAAAGGACGGATTAGTTGTTGCTTTAAGGTCTTCTTTTAGCCCCTCTGTTCCAGTATATTTTTCAAAAAAAACTGAAATGAGAGGAAGTCAATTTATCTCTGTAAAAGGAGATTTTTCAAACTCAATAAATAGTATGCAAAATTTAATCGATGTTAATTTTTCTATTACTTTAGACTATTTTATGCAAGACCATAAAAGAAATGATACAAGTCTAAGAAAGTTTTTTAATCAAGTATCAAAGATAGAAGAAAATGTTTATTCTTTATTAGATATAGAACCCTTGTTTGATGTAGAGATAGAATCTATAAACTTTACTGACGATGAAGAGTTTCAAGGATATAGAAAAGCATCTTTTGATATAAACGTAAACAATGCAAGATAATGGCTTTAACTACACATAACATAGTATACGATAAAATTTTAATACCTCTAAGAGATGCTCTTAGAAATGAGTTTGAGGGTTCTATGCCTGTATATATAGACAGCAAACATAAAGATATAGGCACAAAGTATTTAAGAATATTTGTAGACTCACAAAGTTTGCAATACAGAAGAGCGAAATCATTTACAAATCTATATAACGTAGAAATGGATTACGTTCTTAAAACAACAAAAAATGATACATCTGCATTAGATAAGATGTATAGAGATGTCAGTAGAATAGAAACATTGTTATTTCAGAATCCACATAATGGTTATTTTTTTAATCAAATGCCAAGCATAGAACAAAATGCTGATGTGGGAATAGACAATGCTTTAGTCGCTAAAATTACCGTTCCAGTCTTGTATCAAGAAGATTATGAACGATTTGGTAAATTTGTTACATCGGATAACAAATTCTTTGTAACTTCTGCTGGTTCTTTTTATATTGTAAGGAGTTAATTATGTCTAAAAAATATAAATTAAAAGATAAACTTATGCCAAGAAGACCTAGCTTTTTAGGTTTAGAAACTAGTGATTGGTACGAATTAAATGCTGGTAATGAAGTTGAAGTAAAAAAATTGCCAGATTTAGCAAAAAAATATTTAGAAGAAGTAAAAAGTAAAAGTAAAGAGGTAAAGTAAAATGGCTATTAGTACAACTTCAGTATCCCCAAAAGATTTTCAGTTAGCATTTATTAAAGAAGCTACTGCAGGTACAGCAGTAGTAGCATCTATGAATTTGATTAATATAGATTCTATCGAAATGCCAACATTGAACCAGCTACAAGTAACAGACGTTAGACACGGAGCAGGTAGAACTTTAAAACAAGTTGATGCGTTTACAACAAATCAGCTTACAGTAAAAGAGATTTCATTTTCTGGTATTGCAGATAAAGTTGTTTTACCTCTATTGCTAGAAAACATTACACAAGATGTAGAGGGTGGAGACGATTTATATGAAATTTTAAATAATTACGAACCAGGTGGTATTGCTTTAGGTACAACTGCAGTTAGTGACAACACTAGCACTTTTACCGTAGTTATTGATAATCCTGTTGTAGTTGGCTCTGGTAGTGATACAGCAAGAAGTATGATTTTTAAAGGTTGTGTTTTAACATCTTTAACAATCAACGCAGATATTGGAGAAGAGTCTGGTAGAGTTAAAATGTCAGGAACATTTAAATCAGGAAGTATGCCTGACTTAACACCAACCTCGGGAGAAAGCAATTTACCAACTTTTGGAAATACAGCTCATTTTGACGACAATTACTTTATGAGTGATTTTTCTACTACAACAGTAGCAGGTGTTTCTGAGTGCGTAATGAAGTCTTTTAGTCTTACGATAGAAAATGATGCTCAGTTTATGGGTCACGATGCAGACGGAAACTATCAAATTATTCAAAGAGCTTTACCAGAAGTAATTGCAACAGTTGATACAGTAGTTAAATATGACGGAAAAACAGCTAACTTAATTAATGCTTTTGATTCCCAATCTTTGGGTGGGGAATCTGGACACGTAGATATTGACTTACAAATGGCTACAGGTACTAATAAAATAGGTATTGATATTGACCATACAATGATTACTGATGTATCTTTTTCAGAAGAAGAAGCTATGTTCTTATCAGTATCTCAAAAAGCAATAGCTGATGCTACAGGTGCAAACAAGTTTTTTACAATCAAAGCAACCAACTAATAGAAAGGATATTCTATGTCTAAAAAAATGACGCTTAAGAGTGGTGTAAAGGTCACTCTAAGAGAAATGTCTGTAGATGAATTTGATAAATGTATGGACAGTATCGAGTTCACAATGCAAGGCGACCAAGCAGTAATCAAAAATCAATTTTCATCAAGCACTATGTGGATTAGAGCAGGTGTAGAAAAAGCAGATGATAAGTTTATTAAATCTCTATCTATTGATGATAGAGCAGAACTCCAAATAGCTATACAGGAATACAATAGCTTGGGGGAATAGAAACCCTCTCACTTGAATTAAATATACTTATAGATGATTGGTGTGAGGGTTGTCAATATTCACAATTTCCTTATCAAGCAAAGTTACCTCTAAAGGATAATAACAGCACTTACACCTTTACATCTGTAGATGATGTATGGCACGTTGTTGGATTACTTAAAAAAGAAGTTGTCGAACATAATAAAAAACACAATAAAAAGTTTGAAATACATCAGAGTATTTTATCTCACGTACCTTTCTTTACTTGCACTAATCATTTTTTAGACAAAGATTTACAAAGAGACATACAAAGATATAACTATTGTATGAAGATGAAAGTACCTCCTTATAAAGGTTCTTACGGAAATCAACCAAAAAAGTGGATTGATAAGTGCAATATTATAGAAAAGATGTTAAATTATATCCAGAAAAAAGAGTATAACAAATCAATAAAATCAAATGAGCTTAGAAGTAAAAGTAGTATTTAGGGCAGAGGGAGCATCAAACGTTGTTGCCTCTATACAAAAGTTGCGTGGAGAAGAACAAAAATTATCTACTACAACTGGAGCAACAAAAAAACAATTTGATAAACTTGGAGAAGCGCTAGATAAAAATACTCAAGCAACTAAAAGACTAGCTAACTCTAATGAAGATGCTACTAAGAAAATGGGATTATTTAGTAGACAATTACGTGGTGTACGTGGTGGTCTAGCTAAGTTCAGAAGTATTACATTGATTGCAGCATTTGCTGTTAATTTCTTAGATAGAACTCTAGGTGCTTTGACTAGAGCAGCAAAAGAACAGCAACAAGCAGTAGCTCGTCTAAATCAAACACTAAAATCAACTAACTTTGCAGCAAGAGTAACATCAAAAGAACTACAAGTATTTGCAGCTAGATTACAAAAATTAACTGGTATTGGAGATGAAACAATACTTGCTATGCAAGGAATCTTATTAACCTTTACACAGATTAGAGGTAAAGTATTTAAAGATGCTACAAGAGCTATTTTAGACGTATCTGAAGCTATGGGTCAAGACTTACAACAAACAGCCATACAGGTTGGTAAAGCGTTAAATGACCCTATATTAGGGGTATCAGCTTTAAGTAGAGTTGGTATTCAGTTTACCAATGTGCAAAAAGAACAAATTAAACAATTTGCACGTGGTGGAGAAATGGCTAAAGCACAAGCAATTATTTTAAAAGAATTACAAGTACAATTTGGTGGAACTGCTGCTAATTTAGATAGCACTACTTTTCAAGTACGAAGATTACAATCTGCGTTTAGCGACTTTTTAGAAACTGGTGGTGGTAAACTTAGACCGTTTGTAGAAACAATAGCTAAAGGATTAGCAAATCTATTTGAAAATATGAACACTCCTCCAGATGCTGCTTTCCAACAGTTTTTAAATGCTGCAGATGACGACTTAAAAGGATTTTTGCAAACCAATCAAATGACAACAGAGCAAATAGAGTTTTTGCAAGACCAGTTAAAACTACCAACATTTAGTTTATTAGACTTACAAGATGCTGAAGAGTTTAACAAAATAATGTTTGCTATGAGGTCTAGGATTTCTGAATTAAGAACTGGTATTGACCCAACAGATGCAGCTCTTAATATAATTTCAGCATCTTTTGTTAATAGCAGACAAAGCGTTGCAGATTACATAGATAATATTAACGAAAGCTCTCAATCAATGAAAATTAATGCCACAAATGTAATGGCATTAGCAGAGCGTGTTGATAAATTAGCTGGAACAGGAGCTAGTCTTGATGACCAATTTTTAATGTTTGCTGGTGGTGGATTAAAAGAAATGGTTTCAGGATTAAATTTAGGAACGCAAGAAGCATTTAATTTAGCTAAAGGATACAGCATATTAGATAAAGTATTTGCAGACGGAAAAATTACAGTCGGTGGTAATAAAGATGAGATGTTAAAACTGCAAGAAGCATTTCAAAAATTTCCAGCATTTATAGAAGAAAATGGAGAAGAATTTAGTGCATATAATCATTTTATTAGACAAATAGTAAACGGTCAAGTAGAATTTGTAGATGAAAATGGAAATTTAGCTAATTCTTTAATGGTTTTATTACCTATTTTACAATCCATAGCAGCAGGTTTTGGTAATGCAGAAACATCTTCTAAAGGATTTGGAGAAAAGGTAAAAGAATTAAAATCATTTTTAAAAGAAAACGACGCACAATTTGATAAGACTTTAGCTAATTTACAAACCTTTGCTAAAGGCAATAAATCATTAACAATTACATTGTTAAAAATGAGAAAAGCGTTAGCTATAGGTAATATGATTTTAGCATTTACTGAAATGTCTACTAAAGGATTTAAAGGATTCTTATTAGGTTTATCTATACTAGCTAAAGGTTTAGCACAGATAGGTCAGTTTGATGCAGCTATTTCATCTGCAAAATCTGCTGCTTTAGGTGCAGACTTTGTAGCAGATAAACCACAGTTTATTAAAGTTGGAGATAATCCACAGATGCGTGAACGAGTAACTGTGACCCCTATAGGTTCTCCTAATGTCAGAGGTGGTGGAGCTTCAGAAGTAGTTGTAAATCTAAATGGAAATATATTAGGTACAGAAGAATTTGTAAGAGATACTCTTATACCACAACTTGAAGATAGCTTAGGAAGAAATCTTGCATAATGGCATTAACATTAACACAAGATTATAAAGATGCTCTTGGAACAAGTTTTCAAGAAAATTGGCTTTTTGAAATAAGAAACAATACATATAGTAGTGGTAGCGCAACCACAGAATATATAAGATTAGGTACTGTAGAAAGTGGTTCTGGAAATTCTAAATACAATGCCTACATTACAAATCAACCAACGCTAAGAGAAAGTATTGACCTAGAAAAAGGTAGTGGTAAAGTTGGTAATTTATCTATTAACTGCGTCAATCAACCTTTATCTAATCATAGCAATACAAAACTATCTGAAGAAATATTAGGTGGTACAAGATATTATTTGAATCATCAAGTTATTGTTTATTCTTCTGTAGGAGGATATAATCTCAAGATATTTACAGGCAGATTAAAAGATGTAACTATAAATGATAATCACGAAGTTACGTTGCAAATAGCTTCTGCAACACCTATAGATTTTATACAAGTACCAGACAAACAATCTAATGCTGGTAATTATTTTCCGATTGCTTATGGTAATTATAAACAAGCTCCAGAATCTACTGTAGATACTCCAGCTTTTATAGACAGCGATACAGATACATTATTATTTCCTGTTGCAGTAGATAGTGTAAAAGGAGAAGTAGGATATAATTGTTTATTTCACGCAGACAGCACAACGACTTTTGATAGTGCAGTAGACAGCAATAAAGACTTAGACGGAATAGGTAATCAACAAATGTTAGCTAGTGCTAATGATAATACATTTCAAATAATAAATGGTACTTCTTCTACAGTATTTAATACAGGAGATATTGTACAAATAGATAATGAAAAAATGTTAGTTACTAATAGCGTTTTAATACCCTCTACTTTTGAAGAAGTAACTGTTGTTAGAGGATTTGCTGGTACTACAATAGAGTTCCACGCAGACGGAAGTAGTATTTTTAATATAACGATAGCAAGTGGAGATTCTAAGCTACATTATCCTGTTGCTGACACATTTAGAAACGCTGACGATTATCCTTTATTTGCACCTTTAAATGCTTCTTCTGGTTTAGTAGACAATATATATGAAACACAAAATGCTAGTGGAGATTTAATAGCAGACAACGATAGAAAAGTTACAAGAACTGCATTAGATTTAGAAAGAAGATATAAGTATAGACCTAAAATAGATGATGTAATAATTAATACAAAATCATTTGTTACATCAGGATTTAGCTCTGATATAACCTCTAGTATAACAGAAGATTCTACCAATAATAGAGATAAAGCAGTAGATACAAGCACTTCTACTTTTGCACAATTTAGTCATAGCGTTGCTTATGGTAGTGGAGTAGGTAATAATAATGTAGATGTAAGAGATATTTTTAATTTAGTATTTAATAATACAAAAGAAGACCATAAAGTTACCGAGTATAAACTTACAGTAATTTACGATGTTGCTTCTTATAGTGACGGACTAGGAAACTCTGATTCACAAACAGCATACGAAGTTCAATTAGAAGCTACTGCTAAATACGGAGACGGTCAGACAGCAAAAGATACGGATATTAGTTTTGACTCTAACACAACCAACAGAACAAAAACATTTGATTTTTTAAACTCTTCTGATTTTAGTAATGCAGACGGAAATCCTCCTAGTGAAATTAAATTAGCTTTTGAGTTTTTTGCTGACAATGGACAGCAGGGAGAGTCTTGTAGTTCAATAGTAAAAATTAAAGATATATTTTTTACAATTAGAGCAAAAATAAGTCCAGAGACCGATTCTGACGTAAATCCATTAGAACACGAATCTGCTGTAAAAGCAGTAAAGAAATTGTATTCTGGTGGAGTAGGAGCATTAAAAAGTTTTGGTACGGGAGTTGTGGAAAATATTGTTGATATGCACAGAGACATATTATCAAGACACGCTGGAATATCAAGTAGTGCTAATGACGTAATAGTAAATACAGGAACTTATGCTAATTTAGTAACTGCTAGGTCAAGTTGGAAAGTAGCATATTGGCTTGATAAACCAACAGACATTTCTAGGATATTAGAAAAAGCTCAATATGAGGGAGGATTTATATTTAGATTTAGAACGTCTGATGAAACTCCACAATATATTTATATACCTGACGGAACAATATCAGCAGACCATATAATAGATTTAAATGATATAAGTAGTTACAATGTAAAGGTAACGCCAATGGATAAATTAATAACAAAGCGTGTTATTAAATACAAGCGTAATCCAATAAACAATCAACACATAAAAGAACAAACATCAGAAGATACAACTAATAGCGTCAGAACTAATTACAATGTACAGACCAATGAAAATATACAGCAAGATAAGTTAGATATTTTAATATCTGGTATTGGCGCAGAAGATACAGGAACAGGCAATCGTAATGACGGCTTTGCAAACTATTATCAAGAAATAAACGGAGAGCCAAAATATATAGTAAATGTAGAAATCAATGAAACAACAAGCTCAGGAGTTAGTGACTATTTTTATGGTATGGAAGTTGGAGACTTTGCAAAGTTTGGAAGTACAGTTTTAAATACAATGCCAAAGTTTGGTAATTTAACAACAAGTACAATTTTTATAGTAACAGGTATAACAAGAGGCGTTGGTTCTTTAAAAGTAACTTTGAGACAAGTTTAAAAAATATTAAATTAAATTATGGCAATAGCATCAGTACATTTCGCAACATCGTCAAACGGGTCAAATAAAAGTTCATTTAGCCCTGACCAAAATCCACAAATTAATGCTGACACAGATACAATATATGACGGCATTACTTTAAGAAAGACTTTAGGTGGTAAATCATTTGCCGTTGCTAATCATCAAACAAAAAGAAGAAGAAGAAAGTTTGTATATGAAAATATTTCAAGCGCTAACAAAACAAAGTTAGAAAATCTGTTTAATCAAGTTAAAGGAAGACTTACTAGTTTTTACTATAGTGAAGACAATTTTAATAATAATGGTGCAGATTCTAGTAAAAATTTTGAAGTAAGATTCGTAAAAGACGTTTTACCTGTATCGGAAACAGCTTACAATGTGTTTAGTGTTGAAATTGAAATTGAAGAGCAAATTTAGAAAATTTTTCTTCTTAAAATGCCTCTCTAAGGCGATAACTTATCTATCGGTAGCATATCATAAGCAAAGACGTACACATTGGCGACAACGCATAAAATAGTGCGTTATTCGTGATTTTTAATATTTTATAAGAATTTTATGGGGTAGTGAGTAGCCAACCCTGTATTTACACAAACTTTTATTAACAAGAGAGTAAGCTCCTATATTTAATTGTTTATATTTATACCAAACTACCCCAATGAGCTAAAATGGTAATTCTTCTTCTTTTAGATTTTCTTCTTCTTTTTCTTCTTCTTTATCTTTTGGAATTTGGAACTTGCAGCCAAAATACTTTTCGCCACTTGATTTGCTTTCATTTACCCAGCAGGATATATTATATACAGTTCCGTCTATTTTGCAATCTCCCGTATAATCTGGTTGATTCTCTTTTGTTTTATTTTTATTTTTAAAGATTGCGCCCTGCAATTCCTTGCGTTCAAACTTCTTTTTTGTTTCAGACATTATTTAATCTCCAAGTATATGTTTTTCTTCCAGAGCCACCCATAACTTTCTTATCTGTTTTTAACAGCTTATCTTGATTTGTTAAATCGGTTATTGCTCTTCGTATTGAAGTTAATGGTGTTTGTTCATTAATTGAATCGTTATCAATTAAAAAAGACCACACATCATTAGCAGACAAACTTTCATTAGGATAAGTTTGAAAAACTGCTAAGGTTAATTCATTTTGATTGTTAGCTTGTTCTAGGTTTGCTTTATATCCAGTTCCACTTTCATTGGTTGTATTATAATACATTACCCCTCCTTTGTTTTTATATTTAAGACAAAAAGATATTATTACGTTATAAACGTATTTGAATAAGTTGATGTTTAACATAGTTATCTACTCATCACAATTTTCACATTGTTTCCAAGTTGGATTTAGTCCTATGTACTCCTGTTCTGTTACTCTTTTAGGATTTGAAATTGCTCTGTTAATCTCCAATGCAACATTTTTAATTTCAGGTGGCAATTTTCTAACATAGTGACTATCAAAAATATGTTTCAACACTTCTGTTTCTTTTGGATTCAATTTTAACATCATATCGTTACCTCAAATATGGTTTTCTTTGGTTTTAGTTTGTTGGACGATTTTGCGTTATAGCTTTCAAGCTCACTATCTATATCGTAACACTCTTCTCCAACATATTGTAAATCTATTTTCATAGCGTCTATATTTTTATCTTTATGAAAAATATAAATATTTTGACTTGCTCTTCCTGATAGATTTAATCCTTTCTCGCTGTATTCGTTAGCTCCAACTAATGAACTACTTCTACTAGCTATATCTCCTACCCTTGCAGAGTGTATATGTCCAGAAATAATATAGTCTATCTGAACACCTCTACCTGCGTATCTTCCTTTAATCTGATTTACGCTTTTTTCATATTGGGTAGTAAAACTTCCGTTCCCGTGTAATAATAATAAATTTTGACCTTGAACGTTTACAACGCACTCTGCAGGGTCATCTTGTACAAATCTTACATCAGATTCTTTAAAATAATGTCTCAAAATTTCAAATATAACAAAATCGTAATTGTCACTAGCCATAAAGTCTGACCAACCCCAGTCTTGCTTTAATCTACTTTCGTTACCTGTAACACAAGCTACTGAAACAGAGTAATCTTTACCTATATCGTAAATAACTTGCTGCAATAAATCTACTGCTAAAAATACAGCTTTTGAGCGATTTGTAGACATATTGAGCATTTCGTCAAGACGTCTATCTGAATTTATTAAATCTCCAGTAATAGCTATTAATACGTTTTTAATATCATATACTTTAAAAATTTCTTTTGCTCTACTTACGTAGTGTTTTAAGCGTCTACTAGCAACCTTGAAATCATAATTGTTATGAGGTAAGGAAACAAGTTCGTTAAAATGTGTATCAGATATTTGCAGAACTCCAGTAGATTTTCCCTGTTTAACTTTCTTAAATTTAAAATCTGAAAAATTCTTTTGTTGCAATAGTGCCTGAATATCAAATAATAAATTATGTATTGCATTTTCATATCTAGCTTGTTCTCTAAACGCCTTTCTTTCTATTCTGTTAGTATCTTGGGCAGATTGTTTCTGCTTTGCTAACTTGATGTTTTCTCGGACAATCTCTAGGTCTAATAGTTGTGGATTCACAGTTCTTACGCCACAATCTTTACACATATAGCGCTGCTTATAACTTCCGTCATAATTCTTTTGACGGGACTTTTTAATCATATTTTTGCTGTCACAACTAGGACAAGCTATGATATATCCGTCTTCTGTCACTTTCATTTAGTCAATCTCTTGAATCCGTTGCTATTGTTTATTAAATCTAATAAATCCTCAAATTCAAAGCAAACCATTACTTTTGAGTGGTTTCTAGAGAAAACCAACAAAGGTTTTAAATCTTCTGAATTTTCAAATGCCTGTTCGTAACACTTCCAAATATTAATTTTTTCTACTTTTTTACACTCTACTGCATAAGGAAAAGTATCTCTACCTGCTTTAGATAATATAATATCCATACCACTCTCTCCCATAACTGCTGTCTTGATGTCGTGTTCATTTATACCCAACTTTTCCATAATCATTTCTCTTACTTTGTTCTGGAAGTTTCTGCCCTTTGCTTTTGCGCTACTTGGTTTCATCTTGCTCCTTTGGTTTTTTAATAAAATCGTTATATTCTTTCATTTTTTTATAAAGTTTTTGATACTTATTAGTATGGAAGATTATATTGTTTTTGTTCAACTTACCCTCTACTTTAATACTCCATTGAGTATCTACTTTAGGGAGCTTCAACATCTACTCCCGTCTAATATTTTATGATATTCTTCTTTATTGCCCATTGTTTCTTCAGCTATTTTTTCTTGAAATTCAAAGTATGTTATTATTTCTTCATCGCAGTCGCAATCATAAACTTCCTCAATGCCACAATATCCACAAACAAGCATATTATCTAAATCGTTTTCATCTTCAGCCATTGTGAATTTTATCATCTTTGCTTTCCTCCTCAGTATCAATAAAGTGGTCTATATATTCTTCTTTCTGGTCTTTGGTATATCCCGTAGCTAATTCGTTAATTTCATCTACTTTGGCAGCAATCATATCTAACTGCATTTCTATTTCTTTTTGTACCTTATCTTTAATCTTCATTTGCGAACTCCTCTTTGATAATATCATCTATTATGAATATAATAGTTTTGTTTGTCTTGTACTTAATGAAATTAATTTGTTTAATATCTTCAATAATTCTATTCCATTTAGTAGTGTTTTTATGCAACTCTTGTTGCGTCTTTAATAATAAATCACTCATTTGTATTCCTTTCTAGGTTGTATTTGTTCATCGCAACACGAAACATATAAATCTCTATATTCCGATGTTGTCTTTGTTTTGTTACATTTGTCACATTGATAAACGTAAATCGGTTCATCATCTTCAACAGGTAACAATACCTCGTCAGTCCACCTTTCTTGATTTAAATAGGTTTCTGGATTTGGTATATATTGTTTGTTTTGCCATTGTTCTGACTTCTTTTGTAATTCTATGTTCTTAATAATTGAATCAATAGGATAATCATTAGCGTCAAATTTATCTTGAACTTTCTTCTTTCCTACTTTCTTTGGATATAACTCCCAAAATCTTTCAAAGTCTTTATTTTCTTTTTTCTTACTTTCTTTCTTTCTTATAATAGGGTTAGCTCTGGGTTGGGACTGGGTTACTTTATAATCATTATAGGTTGAGTATCCGACGATAATAACGTGGGTTACCTCTGGGTTAGATTTTACTTGAATCATATTTGTTTTTGTCAGCTTAGACAAAAATGTTCTTAATTGCTGTCTTGACATACCATTACGCTTTGCAAAGTTTCTCTGAGAGAATACAATTTCTCCTCTCTTAATCTCTATAATTTGATTGTTAATCAACATTGACGAGGGCTTTATACTTGCCCTCATCAACATATCAATCCAACACTTTAGATATAATGGATTATCCCATATCCAATTATCTTGGATTTTACGATATAGCTTTATAAAACTATTGTCCAAGAACCCACATCTCCCAAGCTATAACTAATAGCTTATTGATGTCTAACACAGCCCATAAAACTATAACTACTGCCATAACTAATATAACAGATAGGTCTAAAAAATCTTCTATCTCTTTCATTAGAACGGCAGCTCATCTGATTGTATAGTCTTAGGTTTTGCAGTCTTAGGTTTTGATTTTTTTTCATATACGTCAAAACCTTTAGCGTCTATGTCTTCTTCTCCAAATACACCTAAAAAACTCATTAAGGCATATCTCCTAAGATAAGTAATCGCACTTCCAGAACTTTGATATACGTTCATACCTTTCATACCACCTATAGGACTTTCTAAATTTCCTACTAAGAACTCTCCAGACTCGTGCATATAGATAGTTTCTATCCCAATAGTAGTTTCAGTACCGATTGGATTTTGTACAAACGATAATCCGTACTTGCTACACATTTGTCTGGCATAATTTAGCAAGTGGTCTAATGAAGCATACTTATAATTAAAACCCTGTGCATTAAGCTCTAGGTTTCTAAGTTCTTTCTGCATTTTCATTTGAGCAATAGCTAGATTTTTAATACTCTCACTTCTTTCCATATTTCTCTCCTTTGTTAAGGTCTTCAGACCATTTTCCTAAATCTCTAAACCCCGACACTATTAATAGTATCGTAGCTGTTATAATATATATTTCAATGCTGTTCAAAGAGATACCCATAGTCCTCTTGCAGAGCATAGCATATTGCATATTTTCTGCTTTCTGGAATTTGACCTTTGTCTTTCCAGATATAAACAGCTTGTCTTGATACGCCGACTTTATCTGCTAACCAAGTAACAGACCTTTGGTTTTCTTTCAACCATAAATCAAGCATATAGAAGTCATTTAGTTTATTCATATATTCTCCTTATGTTTTCCAATCTTCTGTCCAGCCAGACTCAATAGCTGCAGAAATGAGCTGTTTTACGCTTAAATGCGAATTGCTCATATAATCATATAGCTTTAAGTCTCCAGTATCAACAGAAGTAGTTTCTGTATTAATAATTTCTCTATCTACGTATTGCACTTCTGCAACACGATTGACTCTTAAATAAAGAATCATAGAGTTTATTTGTTTGTCATTATATTCCATATTATAAAACCTCATTTTCATTGGGTTTAAAATGTTCATTAAATCTATCATTAGCATAATTTAGTCCGTCTAAGTATCCTTTCTTATACTGATAGTCAATGTTTCTTTCCATAGTTTTATATAGCTTATGTCCATAGTAAATACATATTAGAAGTAAAACTAAAGCTATAGCAGTTAGTATTTCGTCGTGTGTCATTTGTTCTCCAATCTTTAAGGTGCAATACTAATTGATAGTAACTGAGGTATATTAATGAGAAGATAGTTGTTGAAGTATCGCACCTTAAAATATTTATGTTAGTATTGTATTTCATTAAGTTAAGTAATTCTACAGAGTTTAATAATAATTTTACAAAATAGTCAAGATAATTAAATAATATTGTTTTTGTAGAGATAAAAGTTTATTTTAAAGGGAGTAATTCAAGGGTTTTTTCATTACCCTTTCCTTTCTTTGTTAGGTTGGAAAATGGGGGAAATTTATTTTTCCTCCATTTTTTTTACGCCTTTAGAAAAAAGTATCAAGTCTAAAATAATACGAAAAAAAAAGTATCAGGTCTAAAATAATACGAGGGGTAAACCAGCCCGTTTTGATAGACACCCCTATCGGTGGGGGAGGGGAGGGGTTGCCCTAGTGTTTCACGTGAAACACCAGAGCAATTTGATAGGTCAATCAAGACGATTGATTCTGCGAAGTGTGGAAGCAATTTCTCTTGGGGTTAGCCAACCAAGAACATCTGAAGTTATTGGCGTGTCGTAGGTAATGTACCAACCAGACTCAAATTGATGTTCTGTTCGGCTCATCAAGGGCTTTCTAAAGCTAATGACAGCTAATTCCCAGAAATGCTTTTTTCCGTAGCTTCTTGAGTGAGAAACAACACTAGCTCCTAAGTCATTAGGAAACCTAAAAATGTGTTGAACTCCGTCGTGAAGTGTACGGCTATTGACAAGAAAATCGTTAAGATTTCCTGTGAATCTCTGTATTTCGTTCATTGTGTTCTCCTTTGTTCGGTTTTGTTTGGGGTTATATTGCTCAGAAGTGAGCAAAGACACCCCCGATTTCTCGGGGGCGTTTAGGTTATTTAATCTTAGCGTTGGGGATACTAAGAGTGCCAGACTTTAACAACTTTCTGGCTTCTTTAATTTTAATGCCTAGAACTGAGTGTCTAGTACATCTTTTTTCATCTAGCGCTGATTGTATAGCAGTTCGAAGTTTTATGTTCTTATTTGTTCTAAGTAGATATTTTCTTTTTTCTATATCTCTTTTGATTGACATTTCTAACTCTTTGCCTGTTTTTCTTCGTTTTGCATTTTTGATTCTAGCTTTAACACGTTGTTCTTTATTTGTCCAATATTGTGCCGTGCTATAAGCAACATCAAACTTATCGGCTATGCTTTGATAAGTCCAGCCCTCAGCTCTAAGTTCTCGCATTTTATTGACGTCTTCTTGAGTCAATTTATAGCGTTTATCCATTATTTTCTCCTTTGTTGGGGTTAATGAAATTTTCGCTTGAATCAAAAAAACTTTCTCTACGGCTAGTCATCAACCAAGAAAGTTATAACTCATCAAGCGTTAGTTTTAAAATCCAATTTACAGACTAATTATTCCACCTGTCAGACTTCTTGATGTCGTATGCGTTCCAAAGCCACTCGCTGACTGATTCGTTCCAATCTTCATCAGTCATATTATCAACATCTTCAAGATAATCTTCAAACGGAATTTCTGACTCGTGGTAACTGGCAAACTCTCTCCAGCAGTCCCACTCTCCACAAACTCTGTGGTCGTCTTCGTATTCGTTCATAGTCCAACCGACATAGAAAGTAGTAATTTCTTCGCCACACATACTACATAAACAAGTAGGTGTTTCTTGTGGTATTTCTCTATGAACATTTACTGCGCTGTATTCGTATTTCATATTGTTCTCCTTTGTTAGGGTTAAGTAAAATCTTGCCCTCTCTGTACATAATATTATTCCCCTGTAGGGTCTCAGTAAGAGAGGGCTTTTTTGCCCTCTCTGTTCTCATAACTGGTCTGCGCTAATTTACGTTTATTAGTAGGTTCTCAGTAAGAGAGGGCTTGTCCAACCCCAACTGGACTAAAATAAATTCAAGTCGGGGTTTAATAGCTTGAGTACAACTATTTTCATAGCTGTTGCAAAGCCCACTCTGAATTGATGTGGCTCTGCGTCAAGGTCGTAGTCTGATAGTTTGTCCAATATTTCTTGGACACAATCTCTCAGCTCCTCATCAGACAAATTTATATCTTTAAATTTAATCTGTACGACTTCTTCACTCATTGTTTTCTCCTTTGTTTTGGTTAATAAAATTCTTGTAGGTAGCCCCGAACTGAATCGGGGCTTTATTTGAGCCAATTTATATGCGCCACAGAGAGCAGGTTTGTTTGAATAATGCGTGAGAGCGCCTTACCTGTGAACTTTTACATTAATTGGTCGCCGTCCTAATAAGTAAAATTTTGCCCCAAGTAGACGTCCAGGACTTATTATAATAGAGACTACTCGGGGACTTTTTTAGTTGGTTTTTTTGGGCTGTACTTCTTCGGCAGTAAAATAACTTTCTTCTTCAAAGTTAGGTTCATAATCGCCGTCTAAGTAAACCGAAGCGTTCATACGTATATCGTCATAGACAATATCATAAATTGAGTCAGCGTCCCAGCCGTCAGAAAATTCTTCTTGGGCTTTTTGGACTGCTTCGTCGTAGCTGTTCGCTTCTACTTCAATAACATCTTCCCACTCTTTGGACACGTCAGATAATTCAATGTCCAAAGGTATAGAAATAGTTACGTTGTACTTTTTACTCATTGTTTTCTCCTTTGTTAGGGTTAAATAAATACTTGCCCGTAAACGCTTAAAATACAGCTTCTACGGGACTTTTGATTAATCAGCTAATAGTATGACGCCTAGACTTCCAATAATACCAGTATAAGCGATATATACAAATGGTTCATATTGCCAACCATAATACCACAGAATAAATAATACACCCACAGAATAAACTAATAAAGTTGGGGCAACTATTTTTTCCATAATTGTAAATAGTATATGCTTCATTTTAATCTCCTTTGTTAGGTTGTAAATTCTTGCCTCCCAGCGAGAAACTGGGAGGTCTTTTTTATTTGTTAAGAAAAATAGCGTCTTTTAGTTGTTGTGTGTTCATCTCTACAAATTCAAGCTGACCAATCCAAGATATATCTGGTTTTGATTGTGTCATCTGTTTTGAAGTTGTGACGCTGTATTTATCGCTGTTTTTTACCCAAGTTCCATTGATACAAGCGTAAATTGGAAAATGGTAGCCGTAAGAATACACAACATAATGTCCGTTTTGAATCTCGGCAAATAAATTATTTGCTTTGAAAGTTTCACGTCTTGTTGTGTGTTCGTGGCTTTTTGCGTTTGTTGTTCTCATTGTGTTCTCCTTTGTTAGGGTTAAATAAAATTTTGCCCCCAGCCGTTAAACTGGGGGGCTTTTTTTATTTGATTTTGTCCTCTAATTGCCAAGCAATATCGCAGAATAATTTTGCTAGAACATCTTCAAAAGACCAATTCCTTACATAGTCAGAAACTTTGTAGTCTTTCAAGTCTTGAAAGAATCTTTTTTTATCTTCTGCTGTGTAGTCCATTTCATTGAAATATGTCTCTATGTATTCAATCAAATATGTTTGTTGTACGTGTTTCATTGTTTTCTCCTTTGTGGGGTTGTTTTAGTTTGCCGTTTAAGGCGTCAAATCGGACGCTTACGGGCTTTAAATGAAATCTTTGGGGGTTTGCTTGGTTCGGGATACCTTAACGGCGTGACTTACTACTCACAAAACCCCCTCCTGTTACAAAGGGAGGTTTTAATGATGTTCCAATTATCAAATATCTTCATCTAGAATATTTCAGCTTCTCAGCGCTTTAAATGGGTAGACTCACACGAGGGCTTAAAACCTCTTTATATTTCCGAGAGTAGTTGGAGCTAATCCGTTCCTCTTGTCCTCTACTGGCTTTAACGTGGGTTTAACAATCGTAAAGACTTGTTCAACGCTCTTTTGTCAGGTCATAATGACGCTGTCCCATTGGCTCTAGAATCAAATTGTAAAATAACTAAATCCACTAAGTCTACAGCTAAACAAACCAAGATGTCAAGAACTTTTACATATTTATCAAGTTTATTGTCTATAACTTTCTGGTATTAACTAGGGTTAAACGCTCCAAAGTTTGTACAAAGGACTAATTGATTGGGTTCAAGTATCGCTTTAATGTTTGGCGTTTTTAGGTTCAAGTATTACTTTAACTTCAAGTATTACTTTAAGGTTTAGTTAAAGTGTTACTTTAAGGGGGTATAGGGTGGATTCACGCCAAAAGTGGTAGAGTAGTAGTATTCCTTGCAAAGTATAAAGTAACGACTAAGGGGTTATAAAAAATAATAATTTAATACAGTTATATTTAAAATCAAGATTTAAAAAATATTCTGTAAACGACTAATAATAATAGACTTACAGGTTTTATGTTAAAGTAAAATATGAACTCAAAAAAAACTAGACGACCAATCCAAAAAATAAGTAGTATTTTTGTTCAACTTTCTGTTAAATTATGTGTATGCCAAGATATGATTATCAATGTTTAGAGTGTGATAAGGTATTTGAAGTGATTCAAAAGATGACTGATGACCCTTTAGAAGTATGCTTATGTGAAAAGGAGCAATTCCTAGTAAAAAAGCTACTATCTGTACCAAAATTGGTCGTTAAGAACGAAAATACGATGTCAGATAGCGATTTACGCAAAGAATTAGATATAGATTAGTGTTTGAATACTGTTCTTTAATCAAAAAGAAATGCTCGTTTGCTGGTAAAGAAAAGGGTATCACTTATTGTGGGTTACACACAGGATTACAGATACAAAACAGAATTGAATACATCAAGTCTTGTCCAAAGAAAAAATTTAAAAGGAGGTAGCTATGCCATACCATACAGGTAAAAAAAAGAAGAAAAAAAAGAAGATGAAAAAAGGTAAGAAAAAATGAAAGTAAAAGCTCCAAGAGGATATCACTTTATGAAAAAGAAAGGTGGTAAATATTCATTAATGAAACATAGTGGTAAGTTTAAAAAGCATAAAGGAGCTTCTTTGTATGCTAACTTCCCTATTCAAAAAAGACATAAATGACCAAAAGTATATATAGTAAACCAAACGGTGCTGGTAAAGGCGACAAACCTAGACCTATGAGTATATCTAAAAAAGAATACGAGAAACGTTGGAATAAGATATTTGGTAAAAAGGAAAAGGAGAGAATCGATGTGGGAACTGTTCAAAGATAAAAACGAGTACAACGAAAAGAATATTATAGGTTTTCTTTCCTTTGCGCTGATGTGTGTTTTCGGTATCGTAGACCTAGCTATGGGTATTGTTGGTATTGAGCTAATGGTAAACGATTATATTTATAACTCATTTGTTTGGGTAACACTAGGTTCTTTCGGTATTGCAGGAGCAGAAAAAGTCTATAAAAAATGAGAAAATCATTATTTAGAGAACGCACTAGAAAGTCAAATGGTGCTAAAAAAACTCGACAAGGTTTAAGCCATAATACAAAGTTTGGCAATAAACAATCTAAAAAACACTATAAGAAAAAATACAGAGGACAAGGTAAATGAAAACTGCATTGAAAAAAGTAAATCAAAAAGCAGCAATAGATTTGCTAATACATAACCCCAATCTATCTAAACAACAATTAGCTAATGAACTAGAAGTTACAGAGCGTACAATACAGAACTGGTTTGCAGATGACCGTTTTGTTGATATGTATTATAAAAAATATATGGTAGAGTTTAATAGTCAGCTGCCAATGGTTTTGAATAGTATGGTTCGTGAAGCAGTTGAGGGTAATGTACAAGCTGGTAGATTAGTCTTAGAACACTCAGGTAAACTCATTAAAAATATTAATGTTACTGTAGATAGTCCATTTGAGAAGTTTTTAAAGGCAGAAGAGATAGACTCTGCAGAAATAATAGACGCAGAAAGTGAAGAAGTTCAAGAAGCTGTAGAGGCACTTCCAGAAAGAAACCCAGAAAACGACAAACCTTTAGCCAGAAAAAAGAAAGAGATAAAAAGAGTTGAAGATATAAAAGCTAAAAAACCTAAAAGCAAAAAAAGTAAAGATAGAGCTAAGAGGTATCAATTATTACAAAGAGCTAAGAAAGTGGGATTAGAACCTTTACCTAGTAGAAGACCAAGCAACTCAGAAAGAAGAAAGTGGATTGAAGAACTTATTGAAAGAGAAGAGTCTATGAAATCCCGTAATCTTCAGGCATAATATCATACTCTTCAAACATTTCTGACATTTCCATAGAAGCAATCATAAAATCTTTTGTATCTAAATATTCTTTCTTTGTAGATACTGGGGATATTTTTTGACAGATAAATCCTAAAAGTTCGTTATTAGCTTCTGCAAGTCTTTTAACTTGTATAACCATTTCTAATATTTCTTTTATTACTTTATCCATTATAAGTCTAATGTTGTTCCTGTACCTATTTTACGCATTTTTGTTTTAATAAGGTCTATAAAAAGCTCACGATACCTTTTTAATGCTTTTTCTGTAGCTCCTAAAAGCATATTTTCATCGGTAAACATAGTTTTCACTTCGTCCTGTGTGTAAATCCATTTTCTTTGAGGGTTATCGCCCTCTCCAAAAAGATGATATTCAGGATATTTTTCTTTAATAGTAGAACCTACTGAAACTGTCATATTTGGTTCATTACTTCTTATTCGAATACTTTTAGCCAAATCTCCCATAAGGGTTAAAATTTTATTTTTATTTTTAAATTTAGATTTTTTATATTTTTTGTTTAAATCTTGAAAGGGTGTACCAGTTATATCAGTATTTGTTTTAAAAGTTTTTTGAACGTCTCTACGTGCAGCGTTACCTATGTCTAGCATTACTGAGCTAAACATAACACGTTTAAGCAGCTTTTCAGTTGCTTTTTCGAAATCTAAATTACTGTGAATCTCTACTTGGACTTTCATCTACGACTACCTGTGATAAATTAACTTGTTTATTTTCTTCTATAATTCTTGAGGCGTCTTCAATGCTTAAGTCTTTATTTTCTGCAGCTAGTAACTGTGGCTGTGTAACGAGATTATGTTTTAGTTTATATTCATTTAACATAATCTTATCTTGTGTAGTCATTGGATATTCTACTTCTGAGAAATCTACTTTAAATCTTTTAGGGTCTGGTAATCCTAAACTATTCATTTCAGATAAAGCATATTCTACTCTGTAGAAGTCTTGTTCATATTGACGATATAATTCTTTGTCATCGATAAAGTCTTCGTGGCGCTCGAGGTCTTTAATCATTAAAGAAATACCACTAGGTACTTCCCCTCCTGACTGAGCAAAGGTTACAAATAAGTGATTATTTAGCGCCACTAATTCTATTTGCCATTTAATATTTTCTATTACGTCTCTTACATTACCCTCTGGAGATACAATATCATAGTTTGTACCCTCTGGTAGTGTAAGAATTTCATCTGAACCACCTCTAACATTACTATTGTCTGATATAATACCAGTAACAACTGGCTGTCCAAACATTTGGAATCTAAGACCAAGTTGCATTTCTGTCATTGTAATATTAATATGTTCATTAGCAGAAACTAAATCAGATGCTCCCTCAACAAAAAAAGAATCGAGCTGTTCTTCTCTGTGTGAAAAAACAAAAGGTAATACACCCAGATTATGTTCTATTTCTTCTAAGATGTTACCATTGTCATCAAATTTAATATGTGTATCTTTATCCCAATAAGCATACATTAATTCATCAGTATCTGATAAATCTGCGTGTCCGTGCATCATAGGATATACAATAGCTTCTGGTTTATAAGGGTTGTCTCCAAAATACGGCTCAAAATAATAAATAGGTCTATAATCAAATTTTTCATCTACGGTATCGTACATAACATAAGTAGCAGTTGTGCCTAGCAATCTAGTCATACGCTCCATTTGTTTCATACGTGCATTTTTTACGCTAGTTAAATTATCATATTTTGCACTTACATTTCTTTTAGCACCAATCGTATAAATTTTAGACATACGATTTACAAACTTTTTCACAATGTTTGTGTTGTAGTGTGGTATTTCCTGAAATGCGTCAGATTTGAAATAATTTTCTATATATTGTTCAGTTAAAGAACCAGAGTAGTAATCTAAAAACTTTCTTACTTCTTCTCTTCTAGCTTTTGCTTGTTCTTCTTTGAAATTTGTTAGTGAATCTTGTATAATTTCTCTAGCTGTTAATACCATAAATGTTTCCTTTAACGTGATATTCTTCCAATGAAGTTACTTCTAATTGGAAATCTATTCAATATAAAATATCTAAAAGCATCGCAACCGTGTTCATTGTATCCGTCTTTGATAGGATTGTTAGAAATAGCTTTGCCCTCTTGCGCTTCAGGGAATCTATAATTCTCAAAATCTTCTGCAATACCAACACATTTAGTATCGACTTTGATTCTTCTTAGTCCGTCTGCATTTTCAAAAAATCCTCTGCAATAACTAACGCCAGATTGTATATCTCGTGATAATCTATCCATACGATATTCTACATATATTCCGTGTTGTCTTAAAATATGTATATCTCCTAATCCAGATTGCCCTTGTACAAAGCTACCAGCAGGGTCTCCATAGTATGTGATGACTGGATACGGTTTTTCTTTAATTTTTATAGCAAGTTGTTCTGTAGATATATTTCTTTCGTGTATTATTTCATCGATAATATTTATGTGCCAATTACCCTCGTGTTTGTATGTTTGAAACCATAGCACAGCAGGTAATCTGTACCCAAAGTCCATAGAGCAATAAGTTGGTAAATTTTCTTGATATGGAACATCTTCAACATCAATGTCTCTATCAAAAGGATAGACCCTACCCTCCATAGAAGTAAATTTAGCTGCAAATTCTTGCTCAAATAATTCCTTAGACATATTTCTTTTACGTTCTAAAATAAAAGAATCGTTTTTGCCCTCTGGAAAAGCATATTGATTTTCCCAGCTAGGAGATTGATGCGAATACCATTGAGGGTCAGTTTGACCTAATAAATACAAGTCATATATCCAATTATAACCTTGAGGTGTTGTAATAAATATGGCTTTACCTTTTCTATCTACCAATGTAGGAGATAAATACATATCCCATATTCTTCTAGGCATTTTTGCTGCCTCGTCAATAATTAATAAGTCTACACCCTCTCCTACTAACGAATCTGGGTTTTCACAAGACATACCCTCTACAGTAGTACCCCATTTAAATTTTATATATTGTTCTTTTTCTGATGCCCTGTCTATATCTCCAGCTTTACCTGCTACCATATTTTTCCAAATTTCACGGAACATTAATCTTGATTTTTTGTAAGATAAACCAACAAGCCATATTTTTTTATCTGGTTGTGCAGCATAAAATTCTGCTTCTCTAAAAGCTGCTGTAGTCTTACCGTAACGCCTACCACATATATTAACAAAATATGATGCGTTAGCTTTTTCTGGAAAGTGTAGCTTTCTTTGACCTGCGTGTGGCTGATAATTCATATAGTCAAACCACTTTTGTTTAAATTTAAATTCTTTGTTTTTATTTGACATTAGTAATTGTCATTAATTTAAATCATAATTAACTTACTAGCATATAATAATCCACTAAAGGAGTAAAAATGTCTGAATTAGAACAGAATACAGCCGTTGAGGAAGCTGTAAAAGAACCTCAAGTCAGTCAAGACGAAAAAAAGACAGAACAAGCTGTTCCTTATTATCGTTTTCAGGAGC